AGTTTGATCGATTGGACGACTTACTGGAGGAGAACCAACATGCGAATACGCTTATCGTTTACCAGTTTCAGGAAGAGGTGGCAGAACTTCGTCGCCGCTATCCGAAGCTTGCCACCCTCGACGACGACCGGGCCATCGAGCGGTGGAACGCCGGACAAATCGAACTTCTTGCCGTCCACCCTAAGTCAGCGGGACATGGACTTAATCTACAGCACGGGGGAAGCCACATGGTATTTCTGTCGCTGCCGTGGTCGTTGGAGCTGTACGAACAAACCGTTGGACGGCTGCACCGTTCCGGGCAACTGCACGACGTCTGGGTCTATATCTTACTCGCCGAGAAGACAGTTGACGAAAAGATTTGGGCAGCACTGCACGACAAACGAGCGATTTCCGACATAGCGATGGAGGCATTGAAATGACTGACAAACAACCCGAAGCCCTGCGGCTGGCTGATGAATTACGCCGACTTGAAGCCGATTACGTCGCCAGAGATGTCGAACTACGCCGCTTGCATGATGTGAATGCTGAGTTGGTGGAGGCTGTAAAAGCTGCGTTGAGTGATGACCAGCCCTATATCGAAAGATGTAAAGCCGCACTAGTCAAAGCTACAGGAGAAAACAATGGCTAAGTTACCTTACACAATCACTATTTGCCCAGATGAGCCGAACCCTAAACAGTTCACCGCGATGACACCACAGCTAGTCAACGCACTACGGTTTGGGTACGACATGACCATCAATCAGAATCAATATATTTGGCCTGCTGGCAGTCGAGGCGCAACGCAGATAAACACGCGCAAAGAAAAAGATGACAAAGCTACAGGAGAACAACAATGAATGAGCATCTGACAGAAGAGGACCGCGATATGTTGAATATGCTGCATAACGTTTGTTGGGAATGTGCTGGCGCGTCATGGGATTTGCCTTCATGGGAACGAATGTCGAAATATCGAACAGCACAGCACGCGCTCAAAGAAGTGTTGGTTGATTTGTTAGAGGCAAAGATGGGGGAGAACAAATGACCATCACACTAACCCGCGAGGAAGCGCAGCAGGTGCTGGATGCGTTGGAACATTCCAATGCGCGAGAACCGATCTGGAAAACGCCAATACGGGAAGCAAGAGAAACCCTCCGCGCCCGACTTAGCGCACCTGAACCCAGCGTGGAGCCGTATGGACAAGTGACTGTGGTTAAGCGTCCGGGCTGCGTGGAGCAGCACTGGTTCTACCGCTGGCCTGAACCGCCGTACTTGGACAACGCTGCCGAGTGTCACACTGTCTACACCGCCCCACCACAGCGCGAATGGCAGGGGCTGACGGATGAGGAAATCACTGCTTTGAAGCGCAACGGCGAGAGATACATCAGTTCGCAAGACTTTGCCCGCGCCATCGAAGCCAAGTTAAAGGAGAAGAACGCATGAGATACCTACTTTTATTACTCGCAGCGCCTGCAATCGCTGCCCAGCCCGGCTACCTGACCTACACCAACGACATTAGCGTTCAGACCGTGTTGACCCAAGACCGACCCGAGTGGTGCCACGGCATGAAGATGGCCTTCGACATCGATGGCCTAGACCGCGCCTACTACGGCTGCTGGGCGGCCTCGCAGGGCTTTGTGCATATTGAAATGTTGGACGGCAGCAAACGTATCATCCCGATGGCAAAATTTACCAAAATGAAAGAGGACACCAAATGACTGACTTTACCAAGTACGAAACCCAGCGTGAGATTCTGATTGATTACCTGCATGTCATGATCGCTAGATCCGATTGGCATGGCGTCTCAGACGTTGCTAACGATCTGCGTGAGCTGGAGGCCGAACAACGTGAAAAGACTTGATTATTGGAAGGCGAAGCTGCCTGCCGCCCGTGCAGAGGAGCGCATACGCCAGAAAGAGCTGAACCAAATGGCGCGAGCCTTTGAGCGGGCTGTCGAGAAGGTGACTGAAATTGAACAAAGGATAGAAGATGAAAAAGCAAAGCTGGCGCGCACTGAATGACCAGTTGCCGTCATTGTCAGAAGACGAGGTGTTCGCCCTACTGACGCATGAGACGTTGAACGAGCGCCGCAGCTCCCATCTGCAGCGCCTGCATCAGCGGTACTGCGCCCTGCGTGACGCCCGTGAACGGCTAGAGATCATGGCAAAGGCGGTACGTCCATGAAGATTATTGAGTTCCCCAAACAAGTCGATACTCAAGAGGCATTAGAAGTCTTGGATGACCTACGGGATGCCGTAGCCAGCGGCAAGATCAAAGCGTTTGTTGCTGTTGGTATTGATGACGAACACGCCGTATATGGGTTCTCTGCGTCAACAAAGCACACCACGCGGCTAGAAATGATGGGCGCAATGATGGGTTTGCAGTTTAACTATGTAGAGGGGGCGATGTGAATAAAGATGAAATTATCCGCATGGCGCGTGAGGCTGGCTTTGAACACATTGCAGAAGCAAATTATTGGCATCCTCTTTTTAAACGCTTCGCCGCTCTAGTCGCAGCAGCAGAGCGCGAGGAATGCGCGAAAGAAATCCAATCTGAAATATGCGATGAGATTGAAGATGAGGCGTACTGCATTCTTGTTGCATTGCTGGCGCGCATCCGCGCGAGGGGGCCAGAATGAAGTGCCAAAACTGCGGCAGCAAGACCCACGTTGTAAACACCACCCAGCAACCAGGCGGCATACGGCGGCAGCGCAGGTGCCCATCATGCAAGAACAATGCCTACTCAGCAGAGGTGTGGGTTGCAGGCAACGTGATGGTGGGAAAATCGATTTATACTAAGGACGAGGCAGCGTTGATAAAAAAGAAAGGTGTTGACGCCCGCCGTGCAAATGAAGACAGGAGGAAAAAAGATGTTACGTGATGGCTACTTTATCAAGGAAGAACCACCCAAGATCGGCGCGCATTACACGCCGCAGTTGTATCAGCGCGACTCTACGCCAGAGGAGCGGTTTGTTCAGGACATCATGCTGGGCGTGCCCATACGGTACGAGTCGCCCGTGGTGAAGTTCTTGGGCAGGCTGTTGAGCGTATGAAGGAGCTTGTCCTCGTCTATTACGCGGCCATTGTGGTGGCGACTGTTGGCTTTCTGGCCTTCTTTGTGCCTGTCGACCACTCGCGCCCCACGCCATCTGATTGCGTGGTGGCCGAAATATCCCCCGACATGTCGGCGCGCGACCGTGAGGTCTGCCGGCAGTTACGCCAGCATCGTCATTGCATGTGACTTAGCCTCTGCTACCCGGCGCATCCAGCCTTTGCCGAAGGTTGCGAACGTCGGGAGCGCCTTGTAGAACAGCTCCTTCTCCATGCTGAACTTGGCGATCAAGTCTTTCTGATTGGCGGTCTTTATCGCCTGCAGGGTCTTGGGGCCGATGACGCCGTCAGGGTTCGTTCCGATCGCTTTCTGCAGGGTTCGGATGGCACGGCCAGGGCCAGCGTTGACCGCAAAGTCGAACATCAGATAGTCGAGGCCGGTTGGCAGCTCGTCGGCCTTGACCGCATCCCAGTACTTGCGCTTGTACAGCCGCGCTACCGTCACTGGGGTTAGCGCGCGCATCTCTTTTTCGCCAACAGGATGACCGACCCATTCTTCCCAGACCCGTTTAGTGACACCCAAGTTGGTCATGCCGCCTGGGTCAAGTTTGTGGTGAACGAACCCACCCTCATGCTGCAGAACTGCCTGCAGCGCCTGGCGGAAGTTGTCCTTCATTTCTTGTCAGGCGTCACAACCCCAATCAGACCAGCGACAGCCAACCCTGTGGCGATGATAGCGTCAGCCATCTGAGGCGCGATGGGCACACCGGCAGCGGCTAAGAACAGGAACAGACCACGCCAAGTGGATGGCTCTTTAGCACGGGCTAAGATAAACGTCTTCATAACACCTCCTTATTTGTCCTGCTTGTGGTCAAGCCTGTCGAAGATCTTACCCAACATGTCGCGGATGTCGCGGATGTCGTCCTTGTAATCTTCACGCGTCACATACGTGTGCGGCATGGCGCGCACGTCCGTGTCCAGCCGGTCAATCGAGCGGTGGATGTTGTTCAACACCCAGCCGCCGAAGAAGCCCGCGATCGCAACCGCGATATTGAAAAGCACTTGCGAATCCATGCGTCACTCGTAAAGAAGATTGATGGTGCCAGCGTCGAAAAGATCTGTGCCGTTGAAGGTAGTGATACGAACGCGGTCTAACGCGCCACCAAGCGTTAAACTTCCATTGGATGTAAAAACTTGCGGTGTAGATACTGCGTTCGCAAAAAGGCCATTTGCTACCCAAATGTTTCCATTTACGTTTGTGAGTGTCATGATTCCATTTAACACATCCCCAGCAGCGTTACTATTGATGACAAAACCCGACGTAAATGATGTCGCGCCTGATATGTTGGTTGAATAGAAAGTTCCACCAACATTTACATAGCCTGACGTTACGATGCTGCCAGATCCAATTTGTACTTGTTTTACTGACGTTCCACTTGTGCTGACACCGCCAAATACCACAGTAATTCGCGTAGTTTACCGCTGTCGGGCCGCCAGTACTAGGAAATGGCGTAGTGCCCCCACCGTTTGCTGTATCACGTATAAACGCGCCCGAGTTGCTTTGAACTCCGTCTGTACCACTAAGAATTAACGGCATGACAGCCCCCTCAGTTCATCTAATGTCGTGCAAGTGTCCACCAGCTTAGTGACGTCACGCAAACGCTGCTTCTCTGCAGCTACAGCGGCCAAGGTCACACCGTCAGCTGTTTCGGTTGCGCGCATGAAGGCCACATCTTGAGCTGCCAAGAGTGGGGCACGTTCAGCGCGAAGCCGGTCTTTGGTAATCAACTTGGCCTTCTCGAAATCTATAGAGATCATTCAGTCACCTCAGAAAAGTCAGCCGTCCAAGCATTACGGAACTCGCGGTCAGCAGGTATATCAGCCGCATTGATGATCTTGTAAGGCTTGCCAGCAGGAACATCCTTAGCAGCGATCTCTTGCAGACTCAAACCGCATTCAGGTGCAGGAGTTAAGATGCCAATGCCGCCGTTGTCGTTAGGATAGATGATAAGTTTCATGGTTGTCCTTTAGCGGAATACTGCAACGTTTACTACAGCGTTATCTGAGTTAACAAAAGCTGTAGATAAAGTGTTTACACGCAAAGCAGTTGTTGAGTATACGGATGTTCTAACAGCCACTATTGATGAATTTGTTTCCGCTGCCCCCGTTACAACCGCGCTATAATTTGCGTCTGGCAACGCATTCGTAAAGTTCACTGTTTGGTCGCCAGTACCATTATCGGCGACTGAAGTCACATTAAACGATCCGCGAATCGTACAAAAGCCACCTGTGTTCGTTGTACCATTAAAGTTCACCCAAGCGCGACAGAACGTACCAATTTGCGTACCTGCACTATCCTGAACCGTTGGTGGAGTGTTAGCCACACCGTTCTTAATCACCAACGTGCTTGTCGACGCGGCTTCTAGTTGATCTGCTACGATAGTTCCAGCCATGATCGTCTCTCACTCGTAAAGGATGTTGATGGTGCCAGCGTCGAAGG